ACCCGCCCTTGCCCCACCTGGCGGCGGAGGCGGCGGAACCGGCAGGGGGCCGGGACCGCGATTACCGGGTGCGCCAGGTGCCATCGGATTAGGCGGCAGACCGCGGTGTTCACGCTGACGCTGTGCGTTGTGGCCCCCGAACGGATCGTCGACGGCCGACGGCATCTGATGGCCGCCCCAGTCATTCGCCCATCCGGTGTCGATGCGGGGGATGGGCTTAAGGTCCGGCAGCGTATAAACACTGTCTGGGATCAAGTTGTCGAGGAAGTTATGGGCGTTCTGACCCAGCCAGTTCAGGGAGTCGATGACCTTGTTGACCGCCCATGCAAACGCTTCGGGAATGTCCATGATTCCGTCACGGATCGCGCCGAGCGGGCCGTACATTGAGTCGAGCTCTTCTTTCCAGGTCTTGCTCCACGTCTGACCGTCAAGCATGACCAGGCCGATGATTTCTCGGATCTCATGCATGTTGGTGCCGAACGACTCCCACGCCTTCGTCAGATTGCCGACACTCTCCCGGTTGTCGGCGATCAGCGTTTCATTGTCAGGACCGAATACTCTGTAGAAAATCCCTGCGAGCTCCCACAGAGCACCCGCCAACTCCTTGACGGCGTCGACACCCTGCCTGATCCATGTCTCCAGTTGGCCGGATTCCCGTGCTTCCCGAATGAATGCCGCGAAATTCGCTGCGGCATTAGAGATGTCGGTTGCAAACCCGGGCAGCCATTCCGAGCCAGACGCGGCAATATCGGCGAATGCCTGAGTCAGCGACTGAGCGGCAGGCGCGAGATTCTGGAAGAACACCCCGATGTTGTTGAACGTCTGCTGTAGTGCCGCTTGGGTTTCCGGCGTCATCAGCTGATTCGCAACACCGGTCATCGCCTGATTCATCGACGCAGCGATGCTGGTTGTCAGCTCTTGGACTGACGGTAGGTACTGCGTCGTCAGCCGATTGATCTGCTCGTCGAATCCCGCAAAGAACGCGTCGCTTGTCGCATGACGCAACGCGTCGATCTGTGGCAGCAAGCGCTGAATCGTCAACGCGGCCTGCTGGGCCTCGGGTCCAATCATCGCCAGCGATTCGGCGAACTTCTCGGGGTCGCGGATATTCTCCATCGCGTCGCCGAACCCCGATGTGGCCAGCTGCAACGTCCCCATGCCAGCGGCGGCGGCGGCGGCCCCCGCAGGCAACAAGGCAATCGACTGTGATGCCGCCAGCGCTGTTCTCGCAACCTCAACGAAGCCTAGAAGAACCGCTGGTGCACCAATTGTCATCAAGCCACGGCTGGTGCGAAACCCTACCGTGCCGACATCCTGAATGATCTGACTAAGGTTTCCGCCTGCATCCTGAGCCTGCCGCATCCGGTTGGCCAGAAGCGTCGCAGACCGATCAAAATCGGCATTCGACCGGATGACCTCGCGTTGAGCATGGTCGACACCGCGCAGGCTTTCCTCGTAATCACGCTGCGCTCGCGCGTTGGCGCGGGTGGCCTCCGCCTGTGCGCGACTGGACGCTGAAACTTCCTGACCGGAGCGGACCAGACGCCAGTTGGCATCGTCGAGGTTGCGGCGCGCTTCCCCCAGGTCGCGCTCGAGCTCGCGCACCTTCTTGAGGCTCGGCTCCGCCGAAAACAGCTCAGCGTTGTATGCCGCCTGAGAGCGCGTCACCCTGGCAGTAGCCTGCTCCTGGTTTTTGAGCGCCTCATCCCAGTTGCGCACCGCGGTGGTATTGCGATCGAGAGATGCCGTGATTCTCTCGTTGCTCTTGGTCAGCCCATCGTTGGCGCGGGTTATCTTCTCCTGAGCCTTGACGACACCCTCGGCCGCCTTTTCGGTATTGCGGAAAGCGCGGACGATGCTCTTGTCCCATGCACGGCCGGCTTCATCGCCGGCTTTCTGGACCTGCCGCTTAATACGTTCTGCGTCTGCCGCCAACTTGCGCTCACGCAGCCGGGTGATGATGTCGATGTTGATGGCCATCAGTCGTCACCCCCGACCACGATGATGTCACTGTCGTAATCGTCGTCGTCGGTGTTCAATTTTTGAACACCCGGGAGCGAAGGCCGAGTCGCGAAGGCGTAGAACGACTCACGCACTTCCTCTTGATCGGCCTCCTTGGCCTCGATCTCTTTACGTTCGGCGAGCGTCATGAATACCCTCGGAGCGTAGCTTTCGCCGCCGTAAACAGCGTGCGTGGTCGCTCTCAGTTTAGACAGCTCGCTGGCGATATGACGCCAAACGATGTCGCGTTCGCTGTACTCCCCACCGCGCACCGCCGTCTTGAAGGCACCCTCATCCGGCATGAACTCCAGAAGCTCGAGAAGCTCGTAGGAAGACATGTCGCCGGCGTGCCATTCGGCTATCCGGCGATGATGAAAGCGAGAGAGGTCACTGGCTATCTGCCTCGGGAACTGGCACCAGAGCCACTGGGCTTCCATCAGCTTGGGATCGCGCGCTGCGCCGAGCCACCTCCAGGTTCTTCTTCTGCCAGATGGCCCACACATCCTTGGCCGACTTACCGCCCTCGCGCAATCGCTTGTATTCCGTCTCGCCCAGGGCGGCCGTCACCACACGAATCGACCAACCGGGCTTCAGCCGTTCGCCGTTGATCCGGTACGGCACCTTGAGCGCTCCGCGCTTGGTCTCGGCCGGCAGCACGGCGCCCGTGAAGTTGCCGTCTTCATCGCGCAGCTTCTGCTCGGGGTAGTAGATGTCGGGCTCGCGATCGTAGTCCGTGTCACGCTCGAACAACAGCTGCTCGTAATCGTCGAGACGCTCATCGTCGAGCAAGCCCATGTCCGGATGAGGCGGAATCTCGATCGTGGTGCCGTCATTGAGCTCTAGCACCGTCGACTCTAACACCGACTCGTATGCACGGGCTTGCTCAAGGGCTTCTCTCGCGGCACCAGGAGGGGTGGTGGAAAGTTTACCGTTGCTCTTGGCCATGTCTGTGATTGAAGCATTTACCCGAACCTCAATCAAACTTCAAGTTACGGAGATCGTTTTGATCGACTCGAATGAGCGCGTAACATACACAACATGGCAGGTGTCAAGAGTGAATTGGGACCCACCGGAAGAGTGTTGGCCGAGGTTGTCCGCCGACGGCGAGAAGAACTCGGCCTGACTTACGCCCAGTTGAGCCGACGACTCACTAAGAACGGTCGCGATATTCCCACCCTCGGCCTGCGTCGCATCGAGTCCTGTCAGCGCCATGTCGACGTCGACGATCTCGTCGCCCTGGCTGTCGCGCTCGAAGTCGCCCCGGCCACCCTGCTCATGCCCGTCGAAGTCAATGCCGGCGACGAGGTGGCCCTGACCGGCTGCCAGCATTCCCTTGTGGCCGAACGCCTCTGGAACTGGCTGACCGCGTCCTATCCGATCACCGGCGCTGTGATGGCCTTCTACAGCGCCGCACTGCCGTACTGGGAACGCAACGACATGGAAGACCGGCTCGGCGGACTACGGAGAGGATCCTGATGCAGAAAGCCATTGTCACCCAACACTTTCTGGCGGCCGAGGCCGCACTCAAAAAGGGCACAAGCACCTCAGCCACCGCAGCCACCCGCACGGCGTATGCTGCGCTGGCCCAGGCCGAGTTGGCAGTGTGCGACTTCGTGTTGCGCTACCCCGATGTCACCTACGGCGACGTGCGGGTATCGCCATGAGTCCCGACATGGCCTGGGGCATCCTGATCGGCGCGATGGGCATGGTCGGCCTCGAAGCGATCGCCTTCATCTGGCTACTCGTCGCAGCCGTGCGACGTGAAGCGCGCAAGCGGACAGCCACGGCCGAGCCGACCACCCTGCGCGTCGTCGATGCGGATTTGCCGAAATGAGTTACGGGTGGCCGGTGCGCTACTGGCCTAATGCCGGGGAAGGCAATCATGCTGCGGCAGTGCATGATTCAGGTATCCCGCAGCGCGTGTTCATCCGTGACAACGATTATCGCAACCCTGGTTATACCGCGCGGCATCGCTTCGAACGTTTAGAGCGCGGCATAGTGTGTTGGTCGCACACCTATCGCAGATTCCGCCGCGTTGGCGATGGGAGAACTTTTCTGTGAAAAGCGCTCAGGCTGCGAATCGGGTTACGACGCACCCTTGATGTCGGTCCAGCTCTCGCCGTCGATCCACTCGTGGTAGTAGAGCGGGACGAGCTCGTTGGACGACGGGTCGTTGGGGTCCTTGCCGACGAAGAACGGGTCCGGCAGAACCATGTAGCCCAGTGAGCCGGCGTCCGGATCGGTCTTGGACCGGCGGAACGAACCGATGTCGTTGAGCTTGCAGAGGCTATAGCCCTCGGCGCTGTAGAGGAACTTGCCGCGCTTGCGCCGGGCGAACATCAGGACGATCTGATATTCGGGAGCCTCGTTGTCGACGGGCTTGCCGATACCGAAGTTCTCGGTACCCGGATCCTCGACCAGCGGATTGCCATCCAGGTCGGTCAGCGGCAGATTCATCCGCAGGCGCTTCATCAGCGGCTTGAGCGTCTCAACGCCGGTGAAGTTGATCGCCAGCGACTCACCCGTCAGATCCGAATCGAACGGCATGTTCGACTGCAGAATCATCTGGTTGTCGTTGGAGATGTCGGGCGCCCGCTCGGGACCACCATCCTCGGTCAACGCGCCAATCAGCCAGAAACCCTCGTTGGGCTCGGGATTGGTGATCCAGTCACCGTCGACCAGGATCGTGGCGAACAGGTCATCACGCGGAGTGCCGTCCTCGGCGAATGGAGACCAGTTGCGCGTTGGCGGGTTACCGGCCGCCCACGGACTGATGTTGGTGTCAGCCCCACGGTTGTCGCGAATGAGGATCGCCGCCAGGCCGCCGCGGGTGTTGAAGCGACTGTCGACGTCGCCGAAGCCTCCGGCGCGCCAGGTGGTTCCTGTACTGGGAATGGTCATAGGTCACGCCCTTTCGATCGATCAAATTCTACGACAGATTTACGCATAGGATTGGCCGAATTGATATCGCCCAACGTATCGGATAATTTGATCATCACCGTAAGGTTCTCTACGCTGGTATTGGAATACTTTGAGATAATCAAGATTGAATTGTTCGAGATTCCGCGCTAAAAGAAGCATTCTTTTGTGCGTCTTAAGCATTTCGTCCCGCGCGTTGTCCTCTCCGAGACTCTTTCGGACGAGCGTATGCACGCTGACCACCGGGTCTGCAGTGGACTCCTCGACGCTCTCAGTGCCCGCGACAGTCTCGACGACCGTCATCGGCAACGGATCACCCGCGCGCCGGGTGTTGGTGGTGCGGCGTAGCGGTGAGAGCCACTGGACCACGATGGTCTCAATGTCGTCCGGGCCTTCATCCAGGATCTCGGTCAATCTGGTGTCCCTCCATAGAGGGACGCGGTCACCGCGGCCGGCGCGAACTCAGGCGTGGGAGTAAACCGGCCCCACGGTGAGTGAGTATCCGGCGCGTCCCAGCCGGTGCCATACTCAATGAAACCCGCGTGCTTGTTGTCGGTACTCACCCGATAGTGAGCGTAGATGTTGCCGGTGAACCGACCACCGATCTTTTTACCTGCCGCGTTGACAGCACCCTTGGGCGCACGAGTTTGGCCAGTTGGCCTGCCGACGCCGTGCACCTTGATCGAGTCAGCATAATCGCCGGTCTCGTAAGGATGCGGCCCCATCATTGTCCAAACGCGGACCCAGGTGTCACGCACCTCGTCGGCGAACTCGCGGCTCTCGCGTTTGATCTGACCGTGCCGCGCATCCTCTTCGAGCTCCAACCGCAGCTCGTGCTCGATCTGCTTGCGACTGACCCGCGTGACATACGTCCCGGTGTGGGTCGCCATCGGACTACTTACCGAACTTGTCGACCAGGTCGGCCTTGGTCATGGCCTCGGCCTTGTCGCGGGCCGTCCCCTTTGTCACGGCGAAATCCACCCAAGCCTCCTTGGTGTCGGATTGAGCGGGCACGTCAGCGGGTACGTCCTGCGGCTGCACAGGAGCGTCAGGCACCTGGGAGGTCGGAGCCTGTCGGCGACCAAGCGGCTCCACGAAACCTTCGAGCGTGGCAGCGGTCTTCGCGTCGAGAGTGACCGTCACCCCTGGAGGCTTGAACCTAGTACCGCCGCTCTTGCCGACCGGCACGTAGCAACCCTCTGTCACGACATACTTGGGCATAGCGCACTCCTATCCGATGTGCTTTTCACTGATGATCGTAGCCTTGAACAGGTGAGTGAAATCGTAATGAGGCCGCACGCCACCCTCGATCCGATATTCCTGACCGTGGACGCGAATCGTGTCATCGTGTCTGACTGCCAAGATGGCGGCACGCAACTCCTCGCTGTACTCACCGATCGGAATGGTCGTCTTCCACACCTCTGTCCCGACATTGAACTCCAGCTCGGCGGCCTCGGAAGACGTCAGCGGGCGATGGTGACACCCCGGCATGACAATGATTGTCTCAACCTGGGTATAAGTGCCCAGTTCACCCGGCGTGGCGCTATCGGTGTGCGTCACAGCCTGGACGATGTGCGGACCGAAGGGAATGGTTCACCTCCGAGTGTTCAGCTATTGAACACCTAGGACCAGCGATGGGCGTCGCCCCGCTTGGTCAGATCGACAATGGGTAAATCCGGGAACTGCTTGCGCGCGGCACGCTTGGCGGCGAACTTGAAGCGGTGCGACTCACCCTGAGCAGTGATCTGGGTGTTGGCCGCGCGCCGCCGCCACCGATACTGCAAGTCGGGGTCCTGATAGATCTCGATGCGGGTGATCATCGCCGCTCCATCCAGGGATCGGGGTGATTGTGCTCGCCGAGCAACTTGAACCCAGTGGCACGAACGTCGATGACAATCTGGTCGCGACGAGTAGCACCCACCTGCAACTCAACCTCAATGCGACCCACGCAGCCCTCTATGGGGCAACCTACTGTAGATACAGTATCGGGAAACTTCGTCGCAGCCATCAGTCACCCTCCTTCACGTTCGCGTACAGCGCTGCCTGCTGCGCCCTGGCGCCCTCTTCGGTTGTGTGGCAGCCGACGACGGCTCCGGTATCGGACTTGACGACGGCCCACGGTTTGTCGTCGGGGCACCCCGACTTTTGCACGTCCCACGGCATGATGTTGCCCCTTTCTCACTCGACCAGCACAGCCGGCGGCGCGCCGTCAATCTCGAGCGTATTGCTGTGTCCCGCGAGCGCGGTGAGAAGCAGCCACAAGCCGAGTATGCCGACCACGATTCCGAGAACTATGCCGACGTTGCGAAACACCGGTTCCTGCACGTAAGCACGGCAGGCAACGACAGCAGCAACCCCGATGACGATGAGAATGATTCCGGTGATCATAGGAACTCCAATCTAGGCAGCGTGTAGTCGGCGAGAATCGACGCAACGCTGGTCAGTGAATCCTGGGCCATCGCACTGTATCCGCCAGCTCCCCAGGTATAGGTGACGTCGTCGACCTTCTTGCTCACCAGGTCGGCCTCGCTACGCCCCGCGAACACTATTGATCCGATCTGGTCAACCATGCTCAGAATCGCCTGACGCCAGTCAGCCGCTTCTTCCTCGGTGTAGCCATGATCCATCGTGACCTCAATGGCCTGATAGTCGCCCGACCAGAAGCCTCCAGACTTCTTGCGCACCGCGGCCGGCCGCCCCATACCCCCAGGTGGCCCACCCGTTGCCCAGCGCAGGTCGGTCAATGCCAGCGCCGTACCGTCCTCGACGACGCTGGTCAGATCAACCACCCTGCGACTGGGCAGCGAAAGGATACGACTCTCAGGACCGTCGAGGATCATCGTGTCGCCGTAACGCACCGGCGACACATGCCAGCCGCACTCGCGTCGGGCGGTCACCAGGGCCGCGTCAAGCATCCGCAGGACCTCGGGATCGTTGCCGAGCATTCGGCCACCGGTGAACTGCTCGACGTCGGCCGTGGTGAGCTCGCCCATCAGCGACTACTTGCCGAAATAGTCGACGAGTTCGTCCTTGGTGTATGCCTCGGCCTCTTCATGGGTGAACCCCTGCGTCTCCGCGAAGGCCACCCACTCACCCTTGGTAGCGGACTTGGAAGGCGTCTCGACCTCGGGAAGGTTGCCGGTCTCATCGAGAACCTGACCCGGGTTCGACGTGGCGACTGTACCCACGAGGTCGGGCTTCGGCTCCTCGCGAGCATCAACCATCGACACCGCCCGGGAATCCTTTCGGTTGGCGACCGCGACCTTGCCGGCCACGTCCTCCGAGGACGGTCCCTCGGAGGACTCTGCCGTCAGCCGACCATGCACCTTCTTGGCCTTGCCGCCAACGTCGGTGGTGCCGTCAACATCGACGTCACCACCACGAACCACGGCCTGGTTCACGTTGACGTAGGGATCAGCTGACTTGGTCATCAGCTCTCCACCAGTGGCACGATCGCGTCGTCGAGGATGGTGAGCGGCGTGAAGTAGCCCGCATACGCCACCTGGACACCCAGCACGCTGGGCTCAGTGACCTGCAGGGTACCGATGCGCTGCTCGTAGACCTCGATGGCCGCGGTCGAGAACAGGAACGCGTCGCCGGAACCAAGGCCGGCCGACATGACCACCGGAATACCGGAGATCGTGCCCATCTGGCCCTGCGCGAACGAACCGGCGCTCATGCCCTGCGACTGCGCGTTCTGCGGATTCACCGGAGCGAACAGCGGACCGAACACCTCGAGCCGATCCGGAGCGATGGCCAGCACCAGCCGACCCTGGCCCTTGACCGCGGTGTAGACGTCGGCCGCTGCCGACCACAGCGCAGCTGCGATCAGATCGGCCGTCGGCACGCCACCGTAAGACACCGCAGCGGTGGCCGTGGCGTTGAGCGCAGTGCCCACGGCAGCCTCGGTCTGGATCGCATACTGAGTCGCCAGATCGTTGACGATGATGTCGAGAATCGACGGCTGCGAGAAATCGATGTTCTGCCGGCTGACGTTGACGTAACCACCGTAGGTCACGGCGTTCGCGGTCAGGCGGGAGATCACCATCTTCTGGCTCACCAGCTCCGACTTCTGGTCGGCAGCCGCGCCAGCGGTACCCTGCGGATCGACCGCGGTGTGCTGGCTGACGAACGGCCGGTGCCAGGTAGCGCCGGGCAGTGGGCGTACACCAAGAACGCTGGTGATCGGCCGCGCGGCGTCGATGAAGTTCAGAACATCACCGATGACCGGATCGGGGACCACACCGAGGTTGTCGGTCGTCTTCTGGTGATCCGCCGAGCGGTAGAACACCTCGAGCCGATCCGTGGCGTCGCGGTCACCCAGGTGACTGCGATAGGAGTCGAGCATGTACTCGCCTGCTGAGCGGTACTCGACCTCGCCTACCTTCGGCTTGCCCTTCCAGACCGAGATGGCCTGGTCGACTTCCTGCGCGCGCGAGCGCGACTCGTAGGAAATGCGGTTGACCTCATGGACCTCGTCGAGCTGGTCCTTGATCTTGGCCATCCGGCCGCGGCACTCCGCGACCATTTCCGACTCGTGCTCGTCGATGTCGCGGTTGCCCGCATTGGCGCGGTCGAAGATGCCCCGGATCAGGGTTTCCTTCTCGCGCAGTTCGGTTTCCAGCCGACGAACCATCTCGTCGCCGGCGGTGGCATTGCTGCTCACGTCGGTGCTCCTTAAGAGGGGGGATGTGTTGTCTCAACCACGGCCCTCTCGGCCAACGACGCCCTCTCGGCGAGCGAAGCCCTCTCGGCCAGCGAAGCCCTCTCGGCTAGCGGAGTGAGGTCAGAATAACAGAGTTAGGACAGGCCAAGCGCCTGACGCACAAACGGATCGTCGAGGAACTTGTCGATGCGCGGGGTCTCAGCCAGCGGCGGAAGTTCGGTCTCAGTACGCGGACCGCTAGCACCGCGCACTGCCAGCACCTTGGCGTCGGGGTAGGCCGGCACACCGACAAACGCCAGATGGTCCACGAAAGCACGGTTGATCCGGCGGACCATCGTGCGGCGGTCCAGCTCCTGGTCCTTGTACGGATTGTTCATCCGGAACGCAACGCTCGGCGACAGCACATGGTCGTTGGCCAACTGCAGCGTCTCGTCACCAGCGTCGGTCTTGCTGACCTTGACGTCGGTGATCAGGCCGGGCTCGCTGTCAGGATAGGAGTTGATGACGCGCCCGATCAGGCGGCTGCCGCTGTGACTGTGACCGCCGTCGACGGTGTCAAGCTGAGCGCAGGCCGGGATTGGCTTCTGGCGGGCCTCGATCCCTTTGAAGGCACTACGGGAGAACACCTCCTGCCACACCGCCTGGCGGTATTCGACCATCGCCGGACGCTCATAGGGCACCGCGATGACGGTGATGATGCGCTCCTTGAAGTCGACATCGTCGATAGCCACCCCGGCCGACCGCATTTCCACCGGCGCGGCGGGCACGAGGTCAGGATTGTCGACGGCCAGGGGATCGACCGGCGGATTGTTGTCGTCCTGAATTGCAGGATCGGCATACGGAATCGGCGGGTTCTGCTTGATTTCGTCGGCCATCATTTCTCCTAGATGAGAATTCGCTCTAAAGATTACCGCAGGACTGGCTTATACCATCGACATCGCCGAGTCATTCCATTCTTTTCGGGTCCCGACCCTCCAGGCCACGCGGGGCGCACGCCGATAACGACTCACCAGGCTGGGCGTATCGCGATGGTCAACAAGGCTGGGAACGCAATACGCGGTCTGATGTCCGCTGCGTCGAGCCCACGCGCTCATCGCATGGTCGATCGCCAGCCGACTGCGCTGCACCCCGTCGATCATCGACTCAACCAGTTCACTGCGCAGCGCCAAGGCAACGGCGTGATGCGGTCCCGCACCGACAAGCCAGTTGGCGCCAATGTGCTCGGCGCGGCGCAGGTGCGCGGCCGTATAGGTGTCACCGACAGAACCGCGACCGAGATAGAGACTGACGATCGGTGTCGGTGCGACGGCCAGCGCAGCACCAACCTGGTCGAGAAAGTTCTCGACCGGCAGAGCGTCGTCCTCCAGCGTGACGGACCACTCGGTGGGATGGTCGGCGTGCCACTGCCACGCCTGCAGGTGATTGCCCCGGCATCCCAGCTTTCCGTTGTCCATCGACATGTAATCGGCATCGACGGTGCAGTACAACTGGGAGGCCATTCGCTCCCGGCGATAATCACCGACGATGACGGTGTGGATCACGAAATCATCCTGCTCATCGTCAGTGTCCGAATCTGCTCGGGAGTGCTGGCACGCAGGTAGCGATGGTAGCGCTGCCTGTTGCGCTCGGTGGCCATCTTGTCTTCAGCGCGCAAATGGTTACCCTGTCCGCCAGACAGGTGGAACAGATGATAAGCCGGACCGTCTACGAATCGCGTTGGCCCGCAACAGACTTCAAAGGCAGATCGGAAGAGCGTACGGTAGGGAAAGAGAGG